AAGAAGATTGTCGAGGAAGTCACCAAAATCCTTAAGCTTCTTTGCTTTGATACAAAAGGCGATGATTTATTCCGAAAATGGTACATTGATGGAAGACTTCCGCTTTATCTTCACTGTGAAGAAGCAAAAATCAAAAACGGTATCTTGAAGATAATTCCGATTGATCCCGTTCAAATCAAAAAGATCCGTGAGATAAAGAAAGAACTCATTGACGGTGTTGAGAGAATTACTTCCGTTGATGAGAAATACATTTATTTCCCTGACCAGAACGTTCCTTTTGAGTTCAAAAACAAATCAATTGGCTCTTATGTTTTTCAAGGAGCTAACCGCGACGGAATAGAGCTTTCTAAGGATTCAGTTGTTTACTCAACATCTGGTCAATTAAACGAAGATCGGTCAATGGTTCTTTCGTTCTTACACAAAGCCATTAAGCCGGCGAACCAGCTTTCTCAGATTGAAGACTCTATGATCATCTATCGGATATCAAGAGCTCCTGAGAGAAGGATCTTTTATATTGACACTGGTAATCTCCCGAAAGCGAAAGCTGAAGCTTATCTTAACTCCTTAATGTCCAAGTTCAAGAATAAGCTTTCTTATGACGGACAGACTGGCAAGGTTAAGAACCAGACTCATATAAGATCTATTCTTGAGGACTTCTGGTTGCCGAGGCAGGCCGGAGGTAAAGGGACAGAGATATCGACTCTTCCTGGCGGAACAGGATTTGCTGGAATCACAGAAGAGACCAATTACTTCAAACACAAGCTTTATAAAGCACTGAACGTTCCTATCGGCCGTCTTGATTCTGAAAACACTTTCGTTTTTGGCAAATCAGGCGAAATAACACGAGAAGAAATCAAGTTCTCCAAGTTTATAAATAATCTTAGGAACCAATTTGCTAAGACTATCTTTGATGATATTTTAAAGGTCCAGCTCGTTTCAAAGAAAATTATCTCAGAGAAAGAGTGGAACATAGCAAACGAGGAAGTCTTTTATCAATGGGAAGATGATTCGCATTTTTCTGAAATGAAAGTCCTTGAGGTTCTTGAGAAGAAAACCGACGTTCTTGATAAGGTCAATGCTTATGCAGGATCTTATTTCTCCAAGGCATGGATAAGAAAGAATCTCTTGTTCCAGACTGAGGAAGAAATTGAGGAGCTGAAGAAAGACCGAGAGACAGAAGAAAAAATAGAACCTCTTGAAATTCCTGACGGAAAAGAAAATCCGTTTGACGGTCAGCAAGAGGAAGAACCGGCTCCGCAAGAACCGGAAGATGACGACGAAGAAAAAGCAGAAGAAGGAGAGAAAGATGAAAAATGAGTCAAATAAATTAGGAAAAACTTCATCAACAGCAACAGAGATTGTTTTGGGTGCTATTAACAAAAGCACTTCATCCGTTGAGAATGCATTCAATAACATTATTAGACCGAAAGTCCTTGATGCTATTGAGACAAAACGAGCCGAAATGGGCTCCAACATTCTTCAACAGGCAAGAGCATCTGCCGACGATTAATATACTGAATTTAAGAGAAATTGAAAACTAAATTAGTTAATCTGAAAACAGGATCAAGAACAATTCTTTATAAGAATGAAACTACAGGAGTCTGGTCCTCTTCTAAGGAAAAGGCGCTTGACTTGTTTCATTCATTAATCCTTGATTCGGCTTCTCCTGATGAAAAGAGAATACGAACTATCCGTCGTTACTATTCAGAGACTAATGAATACAATAGAACAAAAATCCGAGAGATGGTCAATAGAGATGAGAAGAATATTGACCTTCTTTATGATACGATTATAAATTTAATCCTTTCTAAGGAATAAGAAATGTCCAAGCTTATAACAGATATATTCTTTGACGGTCTTCAGATAATCACCGAAGAGAAAGAAAACAAGAAAGACCTTTTCATTGAAGGTATTTTCATGCAGGCTGAAAAGAAGAACCGAAATGGGAGAATCTATCCTATTGGCGTTCTTAAGCCTGTTGTTGAGAAATATATTCAAGAATACGTTTCCTCTTCAAGAGCAATGGGCGAGCTTAACCATCCTTCCTCTCCTTCAGTTAATCCAGAAAGAGCTTCCCATTTGATCACTGAACTCCGTCAGGCAGGAAACGACTTCTACGGCAAAGCCAAGATATTGAATACTCCTATCGGAAATATCGTTAAAGGCTTGATTGAAGGTGGTGTTAATCTCGGTGTTTCTTCTCGCGGTCTTGGCTCTTTGAAAGAAGGCACTGATAATTACAGAGGATCTAAAGTAGTCCAGAAAGATTATTTCATGGTAACTGTGGATATCGTTTCTGATCCTTCGGCTCCCGACGCTTTCGTTAACGGTGTTTTTGAATCTGTTGACTACATTGTTAAAGACGGAAAGATCAAAGAAGCAAAGGCAATAAGAGAGAAACTCCATAAAGCTAACAAAGTCAAAAACGTTTCTGAAGCTGTTAAGGTCAGAAACGCGGAAGAAATGCTTGCTTTTATTCTTTCTCTTGAATAAGAAAAATTTAGCAAAATTTTCATTTGTATAAATAATACTGATTAAACATATTATCAATTTTTCATCAAAATAATCCCTTAAATTTTAACATATAGGAGCTAATAAAATGCTGCTTGAAGAAATTAGAAAACGCCTTGAGAAAAAAATCACTGATCAAAAATCAGAACTCCTCGGAGAGTCTGTAGAGATTGAACTGACCGAAGAGGAAAAAGAAGGCTTGACTGAAGCCGAATGTGCTGAACTCCTCGAAGCCAAAAAGAAAATGAAAGAAGAGGAAGATCCAGAGTCTTGTGACGATGAGAAAGACGACGACATGGAAGACGATGAGGAAGAAGTTGATGTTGACGAATCCTTGGCCAAGATCTTCACTTCCGCCACTCTTGACGAATCCATCAAGAAAGACCTCAAAGTCCTTTTCAATGTAGCTGTTGCTGAGGCTGTAACGAAAAAATGCAACGGTTTAGCCGAGAAATATGAAGCTGAATATACCGAAGCCATCTCAACGATTGAAGAGAACGTGGACAAGTATATCACCTTCGTTGCTAACGAGTGGATCAAAGAGAATGAGCTCCAGGTTGAAACAGGTATTAAGGTCGACCTTGCCGAGTCTTTCCTCGCGGGTATGCGTGACCTCTTTGTAGAGAATTACGTTGACGTTCCTGAGGATAAAGTTGACCTCGTTGCTGAAGCCGAGGAAGTTATCGCCGAGCTGAACACGAAAATTGACGAACAAGCTAATGCAACTCTTGCCCTTCAGGAAGAGATTACATCCTTGAAAACAAAGAATATCATCAATGAAGTTTCTAGTGAATTGACAGAGACCGAGAAAGAAAAACTTGGTACTCTAATTGATAGTATTGAATATAAAGATGATTCCAGTTATAAAGAACAAGTAACCTTGGTAATTGAAAAATACTTCTCCAAAGACGGGAAAGAACCCAAAAACGAAGAGAAACTGGGCGAGAGTTCAAAAGATCCTCGTATGGCTATGTACCTCAAGGCTTACGGCAAGAAATAAGAAAATATAAGCTGATTTTTCAGAATGTATAAATAATACTAACGATACTGAAATAAAGAAAATCAGCTTATGAAACATTTTACATTTTACATTTTACATTAATATTTAATAATAATTCCTTTAAGGAGGATTAAAACAATGTCCGTTGATACAAAAAACATGAGCATGGAAATGCTTGCAGAAAAATGGCAGCCGATCATCGAAAAAGCCGAAGAGACTCCTATTCAGGATTCTTGGAAGAAAAAAGTAACTCTCCGTCTCTTGGAGAATCAAGAACAAGCCATGTTGACAGAGGCTCCTGTTAACGTTACTGGCGGCGCCGCTACCTGGGACCCGGTCATGATTCAGATGATCCGTCGGAATACTCCCAAATTGATTGCGTTTGATATTTTCGGTGTTCAGCCGATGACTGGTCCTACTGGTCTGATCTTCGCCATTCGTTCACGTTATGTTGACTCCGACAAAGACCAAGCCGGCACTGAGGCCCTCTTTGATGAGGCTAACTCTGGCTTCTCTGGTCTTCGTGACACTATGACGACCATCGGAACTACTCCGACTTGGGCTGGTAAAGGTACTCCTGACGGTACTTTGACTGATCCTACCGCTGACAACTACGGTCATGGTCAGGTAATGTCTACAGCCGCGGCAGAGCTTTTAGGTTCGACCAACGTCTGGAACGAAATGGCTTTCTCGATTGAGAAATCCACTGTAACCGCTGGCTCTCGTGGCTTGAAAGCTACTTGGTCTATTGAGCTTGCTCAAGATCTTAAAGCCGTTCATGGTCTTGATGCTGATTCCGAAATGACTCAGATCCTCTCCACCGAGATTACAACTGAGATTAACCGTGAACTCGTTCGTCGGGCTTATGTTCTCGCCAAGCAAGGTGCTTTGACCTCTTCCGGTACTGCTGTTGCTGGTACGTTTAACTGTGACGTTGACTCTAACGGTCGATGGTCTGTTGAGCGTTTCAAAGGCTTGATGTTCCAGATTGAGAAAGAGGCTAACCTGATTGCGCTTCAGACTCGCCGTGGTAAAGGTAACTTTTTGATCGTTTCTGCTGACGTTGCTTCCGCAATGGCAATGACCGGTCTCCTTGACACTGGCCGTGGTGCTGATTATCTTTCTCCGAACCTTGTTGATGCTTCCGGTATGACCTATGTCGGTATGCTGAACGGCCGTACCAAAGTATTCGTTGATCCTTACACATCTATCAACTCTGTATTGGTTGGTTATAAAGGTGCTAACCAATACGATGCCGGTGCTTACTATTGTCCGTACGTTCCATTGACTCTCTATAAGGCCCAAGGTCAAGACGACTTCCAGCCGCGCATCGGCTTTAAAACTAGGTATGGCTTCAAAGGGAATCCTTTTGCTTCTGAGACTGCTTCCCAGAATCCGTATTTTAGGATCTTCCGCGTCACCAATCTGTAATAGATTGATTTAGCAACAAAACGGCCCTTATAAGATTTGACGATCTTATAAGGGCCTTCTTTCCAACACATTCTTTTCGAGGAAGAACATGTCAGAACATACAAATATTTATATTGTATATCAAGTTACTAATTTAGTCAATAATAAAATTTACGTAGGCGTTCACCGTCATAAACCATTTGATGGATATCTCGGTTCAGGCGTTTCTATTGAACAAGCTGTCAAAAAATACGGCAAAGAGAATTTTTCAAGAGATATTCTTTTTGTTTACGATAATTTTTATGATGCTTATGAAAAAGAAGGAGAAATTGTTAATGAGGAATTCATAAAAAGAAAAGACAATTATAATATGGTACCAGGTGGCCAAATTCATTATGATTATTCAGAGAGTTCACGAGAAAAAATGTCAAACGCCAAGAAAGGAAAAATGACTGCTAAAGACAAAGATGGTGTATTTTATCAAGTATCTGTTGGCGACGAAAGATTAAAAACTGGTGAATTAGTACATATGAGTGCCGGCTTAACTTCTATGATAGATAAAGATGGTAAGAAATATTATGTTTCTGTTGAGGATCCTAGAATAAAGTCAGGTGAATTATTCCATAAAAATAAAGGAAGAAAGAATCAAGGTGTAGCAGGAACGGTGTCAGTGAGAGATAAAGAAGGAAATTCATATAGAGTAGAAAAAGACGATCCTCGTTATCTTTCAGGAGAATTAGTTCATTTCAGAAAAGGCGCAAAATTTTCAAAAGAGTCTTTAGAACAGATGAGCAAAACAAAAACAGGAAAGAAACAAACTCCTGAACATATAGAAAAAAGAACTAAAGGTCAAATAGGAAGCAAAAGATCAGAAGAAACGAAGAAGATACAGTCAGAAAAAAGTAAAATCGTTGCTGCTAACAGACCAATATTAACATGTCCTTATTGTGGTTTAGTTGGTAGAGGGCCCAGAATGAAAAGTAATCATTTTGACAATTGTAAGCAAGCACTTAGCTTGGTTGTAGTTCTTAGCAACAAAAACGCCCCGATAAGGATTTGACGATCCTTATCGGGGCTTTCTCATATATTCTAATTAGGAGTTAGAACATGCAAGATAAACATATTTATCCTTCCTTTTCTCTTGATTTTTTCTCCAAACAGTGTTATGCTGTAATGATAATCTTATCAACGGAGATAAAATGAAAACTCAGAAAAATATCATACCTTCAAAAGAATGTTTAGAGTATCTAAATCACGAAGAAAACCTCACATATCAACAAATATCTTTATTATATGATGTTACAAAGCAATCCATTTATAAATGGTTCAAGAAAAGAAATGTGAAAGGCAAAGACAATCATAAAAGTACATATGTTCATTCTTCAGAGAAAATAAAATTAATAGCTGATAAAAACAGAAAATTTTTGCCTTCTGATTATAAAGGCAAATCTGCTTTAATTGATTCAACAATGTTTGTAAATTCGCGTTCAAAACTTAAATTCAAATGTTCTTGTGGAGAAATATTCTCAAGAGAACTCGGATATGCCATTAAATCTCACATAGGAAATGTCTGTAAAAAATGTCAAGGAGAGCATTTTAGTGGTCTTTATTCTTCTGATGCTTTTCAGAAAAAGTTAAAAGAAACACCTCAAAAAGAAAGAATAAAATACAGAAGATCGAAGGATGAAAAGGATCTTTTTTCTTTTGTCGAAAGTCTTGCCAAAGATACAAATTATACAGTTAACCATTCAGTGATAATAAATCATAGAAGTGTTGATATTTTTATTCCTGAGATAAATTTGGCCATTGAATACAACGGGCTTTCGTTTCATTCAGAAATGCTTTTTTATGTTTGGAACAATCGGTCTCTTGAATTCGTTAAGAACATGCATAAAGAGAAACAAGAAAACGTTTACCCAGTTAGACTTTTTTATGTTTGGGAAGATGATTGGAAGAAAAAACAAGATGTTGTGAAGAATCAGTTAAAATTTTTGATACTTGGTCCAAAGAGAAGAGTGTTTGCCAGAAAAACAAAAGTAAAAGAAATAACGTCAAAGGAAGCAAATAACATTTATGATAATTTTCATATCCAAGGAGGAGTAAATTCATCTGTATCTTACGGTCTCTTTTTAGAAGAAGAACTTATGGCAGCTGTCTCTTTCACAAAAAGAGGAAACGAACATGAGCTTGTTAGATATTGTTCTGTTGATCAAGTTATAGGAGGATTTTCAAAATTAGTAAGTTATTTTTTAAAGAATAATAAAACAGAAAAACTTTATTCATTTGCCGATCTTTGTGTTGTGAATAAAGACGATAATGTTTATAAAAATAACGGTTGGATTTCTGAAAAAGATTTAGCAGTAGATTACAAATACATAGTTTCAGGAGAAAGACGACACAAATTTGGATTCAGACATGACTCTTTAAAAAACAAATTAAATAATTATGATCCAACATTAACGGAATATGTGAATTGTGTTTTGAACAAAGTTTACCGTGTCTGGGATTGTGGCAAGATCAAATATTCATATCCCATTTCACAGGATGTATAAATAATAATGTGATAATGAGTTAAAACCTCCTCTCCTAAGAGCCGCTCTTTTAAGGTCCTCTCCTACCTTGAATCAGCGGCTCTTTTTTGTTTAGAGCCGTAACTGAGGCTCTTTTTTGTCTTGACAAAAAGCATAAATAGTTGTATCATGTATAAAGTCATGAAGAGAGTGTTGGACGAAAACAATCAAGAACCCTACCGATTAAGGGATAGATTATCCAAGATAGAACCACCCCATTATCCGGGAAGTTGCAGCCGCCCTTGAAGTTGCATTTGTGGTCAAGCCCTTGGAGAGGGCAAAGTTCCTCTTAAAACCAGCAATCGGGCATTCTCTTTCATGGCCTCTTAATCAATTCATCAATTCATCAATTCAATCATAAGGAGCTATCATGGACATTTTTGGGAAGTATGAAGATTTTGATATTGATCAGGATTATGATAATGAGGTTTACCAGACGTCCGAATACAGCCTCTTTGACGACAAGACGAAATTCATTTATGTGACTGATGAATTCGGCCGATTCGCTCCGTTAATCATGACACAAGCAGGAAGGATGATGAATGATTTAATAATGACCGAACAAATTGATGTTTTTGAGGATTTGGTCGAGCTTATGATAAATTTTGAAACTAATGGAGTGGATAATTGAATGCTCGATGATTAATAGACATGATAGAAAATGACATTCATGCTGATGCAAGAGAATCGGCCGCGCGAAGAGTCTTTCGTCTTTTGACGAAAGAAGAAAGACCTGATATTGCAGTGGCAATTATTCTTCAGGCTCTTGATATTTGGTACGAAAAAGGATATTGCCTTGGTGTTCAATCTGTTAAGGAGAATGAATAATGCCAGATTTTAGTAAAAAGGATCGCCTAAATTTGGCATCCGGAGCCAATTTTAAGATAGAAATACCATCATTACCAACCTTTTCAATGATGGTACAAAATTTTGACATCCCTGATGTAACTTTGGGTGTTGCTGTTCAACCCACTCCGTTAGTGGACTTAAAAATACCCGGAGACAAGCTTGATTTTGATTTGCTTACTATATCTTTCTTAATTGATGAAAATTTAGAAGGATATAAGGAAATTTTCAGATGGATGATGGCTCTCGGATATCCTCGGAGCACTAATCAATACAAAGATATGATCCAGGATTTAACTCCTTACAAGAGAAAAAATGACATTTATGTAACGACTTTGACCAATAAGTTCAGAGCCTTTAACACTATCATTTTTGTCGGCGCATTTCCTACGAATCTTTCCGCAGTCTCTTTTGACCATGCGAATCCCACCGTAACACATCCTATTTCTTCCGTAACATTCACTTATGATTACTTTGTTTTCTCGGATAACGGTGTTGTTGAATAAACCGACTAATCCGATATCCTTTCAATGATTTATCAGTGCCTAAAATAATTCAAACTAATTCAAACTAGTCTTGACATTATTTTGGGCCCGTGTTATTATATGTTATACAAAAGAGAAAAATGAGAACAAAACAAAGGAGAGAAAATGAGAGACATAAAAGTTGGTGATGTTTACGAGACAAACACCGGTTTTCGTTGGGAAGTTCTTGATGTTTCAAACGGAATCTGTAATGAAATGCACATAAAGGTAAAGCTCCAGGGAGTTGATTACACACCGAACGGACTTCATCATCCTTTCTGGATTTCTTCTGAATCTTATATGTTCCAAGATCGTGTTATAGAGGGTCCTGAGAATGAATAAAGGTCTTGACGAACTTCTCAAAATAGCCGATGAGGACATGAAGATTGATAAATCGGCTCTTGATAATGAGTCGTTGAAAGGTCCTAGGCTCCATAACCAATGGTTACGGCGCCTTTATGATCGAAAGGACAAGCTTTTCGCTTATGAGCTTAAGAAGAAAGAGGTCTATAAATCTCTTTGGCTTTACTACAACGGCAAAGCGGTTGACTCAGAGTACGAAAGAAAGGGATCCTTTGATATCCGTATCATGAAAGCGGATATCGGGATGTTCATTGAATCAGATCCTGAAATGAAAGAAATTGAAGCGAAGATCTTTATAGTTAAGCAAGAGATGGAGTTCATCGTTAAGACTTTGGAGGAGCTGAATCGCAGAACCTTCGTTATTTCTAATGCTTTAAAAGCATTGGCTTTCCTTAACGGGATGAACTAAAGGATTAACTAAAGGAGAAAATATGCTTATTGAATTAGAAAAAGAACTTAAGAAAAGAATGGATGCTTCTCTTGATGAAAACTCTCCTAAAAAATACAGAGACAAAGCTAAAAGAGATTATGAAAAACTTCTTAAGGACGTCGATAAAGTTTACATTAAACATTCAAAATTAAAATCTTATGAAGAAAGGATCATGAAGAAACACGGAATTGAAATATTTTAACACATAAGAACATAGAACACTGAGGAGGATAATTATCATGGCTTATTTACAAATCACGACCAAATGCAATATGACTTGCGCCCACTGTGCTTTTTCTTGCAACAAGAACGGAAAGCATATGACATGGGAAACAGCTG